CCAGCCATCGCAAGCGTATTTTCGGATTGTGTTGAATGAGAGACCAAGTCGCTCGGCCGCTTGTTCGTAGGTCATCCAACCGTCTGGAATGATCATGTGTCTATCTTAGCCCGGGGCGAGATAATTGTCTACTTTGGTTTGCCGGAACCCACCCCCCCAAAGTGCGATAAGTGGCAACCGTTGCCACCCGCCCATTAGAACTAGGTCATTCCGAAGTTGGCACGGGCGCTGTACTTTTGACAATCGCTGCGATGGTCTCTCTGAGAGTGATGTCAAGATCCTCGATGGCATCTAATGCGGCATCGGCAAGATCAAAATCCTCGACACCCTCACACCAGGCCTTGTCGACAATGGTAATGGCCACCGCTCTGAATTCGCCGAGCTCTCTAAGCTGGGCCTCCAGGCTTCCAGGCAAAATCTCGTCGCTATCATGCGACTGGTCCGGACCTAACGTGAACATAGAGGCGAAGCTGCGCTCCCGATCGTTCACGCGGATGTGAATCGCCTTGTCACGCCCGGCGTGGCCCTGAGCCTGTTTCTTTCGGTGAGGTGGCTCCCAAGCGGGTGCGGCATGCTCACCGCCTATAAGCAACTGGCGCACGCCTGCGCGATCATAAATAACGCGGCCCGCCCTCTCGGCATCAGCGACATTGCGAGCTTGAATTTCCGACAACTTTGCTTGACTTTCGCCCATGTTCTTTCTCCCTCGACACCTAGATTCTGGCAACCCTTACCTTGGCCTGCAGTATCTTGAATTCACTGCCGTCAGCGTTGGGGGCAATGCCAATACCGATCCTGTCACCATCAAGCAAGCCACTCAAAACAACTCGGCCTCGTACGGTCCCGTTGTCGGTCGTCTTGCTTGGCCCCACGCCAACATTGCCGACGGTGGCCTGCACTGTCCAGACCACACCAGGCGATTGCGATGCGTCGTACTCAATTCCTATCTTGATCTCGTAGTCGCCGGCGGGACCGCTGACCTGTCCAGTAACCGGGAACTTCGTCATTCCTCGTAAGTCGATGACATCGTTCCACTGGTCGATACGAGTTCCGCTTGTGTTGACCGTTTGACTTGGCTTGGTCCCGTCTGCCGCAAACGTCCCGAACGCCTGATACGTGTGCCCCGGGCGCCGCTGGCTCCAGTGCCCTAAATGCGCGTCGACTTGATCCTCGTCCTGAAGCGGGTCGCGGTCAGCCTCAAGCACCTCAAAGAGGACACCGGCTGTCGTCAGCTCCTCTTGCGCGATTCGAATCACATGGGCCGGCATCGTGTTGAACCGCAGCACCCTTCCGGCGACAGGCCCCGTATAGTTGCCATCTTGGTCGAATGTGTCGCTACCCTCGTCGGTCTGAACGTATTCTGCCCCGTCGTCCAAAGCCCCCGCGAGCCAGCCACCGAGACGCCCGGCGAGAGCAGCACGAGCCGCGACAATTGAAGCTTCCGGGATGGAAATGGTTGCTCTCATTACACACTGCCCACGGAAATCCCGTATTTTGCACCCATCGGAATAAATACGTTGTTGATCTCTGTGTCTGAAATCCCGCGGTCAAATACCATGGCCTCGGCCATTTCGCCGTCCCAGCCGTCCGTGCCGTCATTCGCCGATGCCCCTAGGATCACGTCGGCAGCCGTATCCAAAACGTCGCCGTTTACAGTCACTACCTCGGCGCCTTTTTGCACACCATCGACGAATAGTTTCAGGGATGTAGTCACATAGCGCACGACCAGCAGGAACGGAGTCCCGGCGACAATGCCGGCATCGATATTGGCAAGAACAGTCGCAAACACATCACCGTCAGTCCCAATCGCAACGTGTATTTCCCCGTCGGAATCCATCCAAACGGCATACGTTCCGGCTTTGTTTATCAGATAATGATCAGCCGATGCCGCTGTGATGTTGGCAACAAAACCCAGCGTTAACCCCGGACCATTGTCCATCGCCGGGTCGACAACGGATAAATTATCACCTCCGTCAAACGCCAGTACGCTCTTGTCGTCAAATGACGAATTGAGTAGGTCAAACGCCGGCTTTTGCGCAGCCGTGGCCTCAGTTACGTGATTCGCGTTTTCGCTCACATCAACCCAGTACCCAACCGCCTCAGTGTCGGCAACGTCATCACCGCTGCCGTCATCGGCAGTCTTGATGCCAATCGAACTGGCCGAGAAATGAGCCACCGGGCCGGTGTAGTCCACGTCGCCCCAGTAGAGAATATATTCATCGCGGAGATAACCCAGCACGAGCGACTTTTCCTCGGCAGAGAGGAGACCGGAGGGAAAAAACAGTATCTCCAGAAAATCGGTCCTCGAACCAGACGATGCGGCGGTTTGCGCGGCTACAATTATCCGGTCTGTCCAGTCCGTTGTTGTGGTTCCTCCAGTAACATCCGTTACCGAGTTTCTGATGATTTTGGTCGCAGCGTCGTTCAGCTCCAAATTAACAATTTCAAAATTCAGCGTCGCTGCGCCATCCGTGATGCTCGTCGCACCGTCATGCACCTGCATATCGTTGAGGTTTGTTCTCGCGAACCTTGGAAAATTTGCTCGCGCTAACGCAACCTCAAAGGGGGCCGCTAGATCTCTAAATCGAAAAACTAAAAACATTTCATATGGCGCGACAACGGGAGCGTCAATTGTCGCTTCGGCGAGAAGGTCATCCACCCCGTCACACCGAACGGCAGCGCGGGATCCGTCGGACCACGGTGAGTTAATCAGTTCAGGCCGCCTTATGACGGTGGGTTGCGCCGGGCTATTATCCCGGACAGTTTTATCGACCCATTGCTCAATAGCCGACCCCTCTACAGCCTGCGTGTCCTCTGGGCCGACAACAGGCGTGGGTAAGCTAACTGGATGCCCCGGCTGTGTCGTCGTAACTGCAGCATCGGGTGAGGCTCCACCGGTAAGCAACGCGCCGTCAGCGGTCATCTCGACTACATCCGTATCGGCCAATGCTCCGGTGAATTCACAAACAACGGGCGTGCCAGGCAAGACGCCGCCCGTGCAAGTGACATCACCGGCACCGATGTTGCTCAACAACTCTAACGCAGTGTCAACCGTTGCCGCCGTGGCGTTAAAGGCAATCGCACCAGTCGTCTGCCCGTCATAGGTAAGCGTAAACGTTCCGCCAGTTGGCGTGCCCGTTATCGTGATCGTCTGTTGTTCATTCTGAACAGTGTTTCCAGCTGCCGTCAGGTCTAGTGAGCCGATAGCGTCAAGATAAGGCGATGCCGGATCGTTAAGAAACCATCGTCGCGTTGGCGTGACCGGTATCGTGCCAGCAATAACATCGGCGGCCTCACCCGCTGAGAGCGCAGTGCCGTCCCAAATAATCCCGTCGGCTAACTCGCCGTCAAATGGGTTCGTCGGATCGCTATCACGTAGCATGCCAAACGCTGTACGGTCGTGGCCGGTCACCGTTACGCTGGTACTGTTCGTCACGGCAGCCTCGGCATCGATGTAAAGCAAAACACTGGCCGCCGATTCCGAAACCCAGACGATCCGGTGCCATGCATCATCGTCGTACGTCGATAATGCCGTGGACAAATCAATGGTGCCAGCTGCCACGCTCCGTCGGCGGAATATCACAGAACCGTCAGTCTGCAAGAGAATAGCTATAAATTCCGCCGCGCTGTCTTTATCGCCAGAGAACCACATTGCACCGAGCGCGGATTGCACCCCAGCCTTGAAGCGTAGGGAACCGCTGTAAACATCCCCGGTGATACACGCGGTGTCCGCGCTGATGAGCTGGTTGGCACTGCCGAGGAAGCTGAGAGCACCTTGAGAAATCAAGCTTGCTGGATCGGAAGCGCGCAGCCACATTACCGGGTCGAGCGCAAGGATTTGGTCAACTACGCTGATGCCGGTGCCGCCGCAATTTCCGGCACCTGTCAAACTAAGTATCGAGCCCATTTCAACCCCTACACAAAGCCGAAATTCACAACGACATCGTTTGCGGCAGGGGCGCCCGTCGCATCAATCGCCGCCGAAGCTGCCACAGTAATGGCCACGTCAAAGTTGATGCCGTCCAGCGCCACGTTCCCTGCGGCCACTGGAGGAAATGCTAAGGTAAGGTCTGGCACAGTCGTACCGACCGTGACGTCTGCCTGCGCCAAGTCATAGAAGTGGACGTAGCGAAAAAGCGTGGCGTGTTGGTTTGTGATGAAATACCAATGGATTTTGCCAAATGTCGCCTTTACTGCGACGGCCGTTAGACCCAAGTTGATGTCACGAAACGGTGTCAATCCAGACGGTATATTACCGGACATATCATAGGCTCCTAACTCGCGTGGCCATTGTCGCCGCTGGCCATTCGATCTAAAAATTCACGGCCTGCATTAACCAAGTGCGAGGCCTCCACGACACCCTGGCCGACCAACAATTCTGCGGAGTTCTGATCGTCTGTCGACATGCGGGCTCGCCGCGTCAACTCTGATAGACTCACTCGACGACTGGCAACGGTTTCTGGCAATTCAACAATCCCCTCGGCAGGCGCGTCCGGCGAGGGCCCCGTGGTCTCAGTGACCGCTTTCATTTGTTCCATTGCCTGCTGCGCGAGCGGCTTGGTCTTCACCTCGAATTCCTCGGGACCGAAGTTGAGCAACACAAGGGGCTCAAGAATCTGCACAGTGATAACCTGGATGACCTGAGCCAACCACCGATCGAGTCCCGTAAAAAACGCTTGCATTGGCACCTGTTTGCCCTGCCACGCCCCGGTTCCTTCGCTGGTGAGCACATCGTCAGGTATCTCAAGGCCACGCAGAATCTCAACGTCGAGATCCTTGGGGTAATCCAGAATGTGCGTGGGGCTGGTGGGAACCGTTGCCCGCGTGATATCCCAAAGCGAGTTACCGTTCTCATCGAACGCGGAAGGCCTTGCCGTCACCCCGCCGGCCCGGTACTTCTCAGCCAACTCGCGGGCAATGTTCAGATTGGGAACCTCGCCCTTGCCGTCAATGTTGGTCGTGCCGGGTGGATACGAGATGTCCATGCCACCGTACGAGTCCTTGTGCATGAACAGCCGACGAACGTCGAGCGCCCCACCACTAAACCACTTATCCGCCCAAGAGCTGTAAGCCCCGATCAAGGCCGACACACCATAGGGTTGCTCGTCTTCGGGGAAGTACGAATGCCAAAAGCATTTGGGAAAGAACAAGTCAGCTTTCCCGCCCATGACCTCGGGCAAGCGTCGGAACTGAGCGCCAACTGTTTCGCCGTTGCGTTGCAGCGCGAACACGTCGAATGCATTACGCTGCAAAATCCTATCAACCTCGACCCTGTTAGCCTTGAGACGATACGTGATCTCGCCCGATGACCACCCCCAGATCTGAGCCGCGAGAATCTTGTGTAAATAGAAGGTCCAGATCCTATTGAGCTGTTGTTCTACGAACGCGGCCACCTCGGGATTGTCTGCCTTGATCCCGGGCGTCCAAGTGATCGTGTTACCGGTCCCTCGTTGGGGATACGCGAACTCGGCTTGGGACAAGGGCGCAGCCCGCATAGCCAGCCCCAGCCGCACCGTAGGATCCCGCAACATCGCGTGAATCATCCGAAACGTGAACGGAGGCAGATCTCGCACGGTGTTGAACTGATGGACCGGCAACCCGCGATAGCTGCCGGTGACCGCTGGGCCAAGCAACTTACGCTTGAGCGCCTTAATACTCGCACCGATGAAGGTAATCATGATTGTGTTCTCGCAAGCCTCGCGGCTTCGGTGCCTTCCCTCATCACCTTGGTCATGGCGGCGAGCTT